CTTCTTGCTCTACAGTCAGGTCAGAATCACCAAAGCCACCGGCCTTTAGCTGTTTAACCGCTGAAGATTTGCTAATCAGTCTGGCGTCATACTGAGAGATAATGCTTTGGGCCTTCTCTGGCGTAATCTGCGAACTGCTGAACTGCTTGTTGACGGTAATATCAATATCTTTCGGGTCAACCGGTACACCTTCGAACTGCATGCAATAAGCGACCAGTCTGCGATAAGCATTTTCTGCATTGTGCGCGATCATCGTAAGAACAGCGTTTTCTTTTGCCGACTTAATCTCTGCCTCGGTTGCAGTCTCTACACCTTCTGGCTCCGTATCGTAACGGCCACCAAGTGCGCGAGTTTGCTTCTCGTTCTGCTCAATGTACTTGAAATGAGCATCGCCATCAGCTGTAAGCTTTAGAACATCAACAGTTACGGTATTGGGAAACTGGTTGCTTACACCTGCACCAGTCGCAACATAATCGCGGCCATTGATAGTCTTGAATTCTTCCCAGCTATTTGTGTCCCAGCCGAATGAATTAATCGTGTCTTGCAGAATAGCTAATTTTTCTTTTAGGTCAGCATTAACTTGGTATCTCGCAACATCTTTGTTTGCAATGGGCCCAAGGTATCCCGTTGATTTTGGGAGCTTGCCTGCGTAGGTGCGCTCATCCACAACGATCTCAATAGGTATGAAGTCAAGGCGCTTGCCCGAAGCTAACGGATAAATCCAATCGCTTTCATCAAGAATGGATCGTTCAACATTCGATAGGCCTTGTTTGCTTAGCACCAACTTTTGACGGTATTCGCCATTTTCATCGAGGCCAAGCAGCAATTGAGATTTAACCGTGGTTTTTACAAAATTCTCGTTTAACTCAACCGTTTCGGTGGTTAGGCAAGCATTGCACAACTGCATACGCCCATTAACAACCTTGTAATTCCAATTAGTTAAAGCCTCGCGCGGGTAGTGAACGATCTTTGCGCGTTGCTTAAGGGTTTTCTGTTCGGCCTTTGATAATTGCTTTTCAGGATTTACACCACCGTCCTCGAACTCAGCGAGAAGAATGTGGAATTTAACCTCAAGGCAATTGCCGAAAGTAACGTTGATTGAGTCGGAAAGTGACAGCCAGTCGCCGTCTGAGTCATCCTCAAGGTACTTAACTGCATCAGGCAAATCTATTTCGTGTGATGCGCGAGTGAATGCGCCAATCAATTCTGTTTTAGTCTGACCGCAAGATGAATCAAACTCGGCGCGGCCAATATATGCATTATAACGATTAGCTTGGGCCGTGCTTACTTTGTCGATTTGATTAGGGTGAGGCAAATAGGTTGAGCCAGCCCTTTTAATAGCTGCCTGACCCTCGACAGCATCGCGCACGAGCTTAACATCAGCCTTAGCATCCGAATAATCTTGTGCGTCTTGAACGAAAGCCATACATCAACCCTTTAGTTTTCGTTATTTTATAACATTAAAAATAATTAGTAAAATTTCCTTGACTTAATGCATATTCGGCCCAATAATTAGGCATACCACAAGCAAAGAGGGTTTTATGGGAGCAAAAGAAGATGTTAAAAGCCATGGTCTTCCAAGCGTTAAATATGTTTACACGCAGGCAAACGTAACAAAGAACACGTTTTTCAATTGGTACAACAACAACCGCCAGCTATTCGATGTTGTAGTGGCTGGGGTTAAATCACTAAAAGACAAAGGGGAAGTAAAGTGAAATTAATAATCGCAGCTTTAGTGTTGATTTGCGGCATATGCGACTATGCATGCGCTGACAATATAATTGTAGGTCAATACTCATACCATTTTAAAAAATATATGTACGAAGGCGGCCCAGAGTTTCGCGATAAGCATGCATTGATAGGGTACTCAACAGAAAATTATACCTTCATTGCCATGAAAAATAGTTTTGATAAAAATTCATTGGTCGCCCTGAGAGCCTTCCATAAAGATTTCAATGGCAACTTTCGCGGATATGCATCAATCGGAGTTGCTACAGGATATTCAAAATATATTGATGAAAGTGTTGGCGGCCTTAGCCCTGTTGGATATTTCAATCTAGACATACATCCAAGAAGCGATAGGTTTGGGTTGGTTATTACCTACGCGCCTGATGTTTTTGTTGGCGTAGGCGTTAGATTCAAAATAGGCAATTAAAGACCTGCTTTCCTAATAGGAGTATTTCATATGTGTTATGGTTGTTGGGAAGAAATAGGCAAGCCAATGATGGTTAACGATAAAACAAATGAGGCTGCTGCGCATATATCAACAATATACCGAATACACAGTGCTGGCGGTAATTTCCATATTGTTATTGACGATATGAACCTTGAGGATTGTAATGTAGATTACTGCATCGAGCAATCAAAACTAAACCCTTATGACCATGATGCCGAACAGATAGAGGCAGAATGCAAGCTAGGCGAACTATTTAGATCAATGAGTGAAGATGAGCGCGCTTCAGCCATTGCGATATATGAAGAGTGGAAATAGCTACAAGCCAGCCTTACGAAAATAGGCATCATACTCATCAAGTTCGCGCATCTGCTTAAGCGTTAAAGGTCTTCCCATAGTGTCTGTAAATTTCTCTATGGGTAGGCCGCCTTCTCTGAATAGTTTGGCTCTTGTCTTGCCAAGTGAAGACTGAACAAACCAATCAGGCTGATTCTCCATAAATTGCTGTGGAGATACATTGGCATCGATTTGCCCTGGTTGGAATATATCCGCGTCCTTTTTGCCCTTGTATCTAACCTTAGATGGAGTTTCAGGGGTTTCTTTACCTTCTGCGCGCTGTTCGGCTCTTTGATCACGCTTCTCTGCCAAAGCCTTATCGCGTTTAGCAAAGTCCTCTGCTGCTTCTGCTGATTTTTTGCCGCCTACTGCCGCTTTGGTGCCGGAGAATGGATCTACACCTGGAATCTTAAATAACCACATTGATCTACAGCGGTGATGCAATGGAATGCGTGGAGCTTTAGGATCATTTAGCTTATAGATCTTGCCTTGGTGAGCTTGCTGGCCGTGGTGAAGGCATTGCGGCGTAGTTCGGTTGTCGAATACGTTACTGAACACCTTACCCTCAATATCTTCGCTCATTGACTCTGCAACGGCATCGCGCGCGGCATTGGCGTAATGACTTGAACCTGTGCGAACTAGATTTTCAGCCCATGGCTTTGATTTTGTTGTCAGCAAGCCATCATCGTACTGCCTTTTCTTTGTGCCGACCAATCGCGAAACCACTTGAGAATTAGTTAACCCATTCTCACGTCCTGCGCGTATCTCAGAGTCAACCAGTTTAGTTGTGGCATCGATGTTTCCGGCCACATACTCAGACCATAACCCAACAGTCGTTTTGTCGCCAGACGTCAATACAAGAGGCAAGTCGTATTTCTTGGCTATCGCGGTCAATGCAACAGCTTGAGCGCTCACCTCAGCAAATCCTGCAAGCGTTTTAGCTTGGTAATCCGCTTCGTACTCCGAGAATTCCTCAAGGTCTTTAGTAGATTGCTCCCACATCTCATTGAGGCGCTTGGCTAATGCCTTCTCTGTGCGCTTGCGTAGGGCTTCCATATCGCGGCCGGTCATATCTGGCGAATAGTCGTCTAATAGCCTGCGAGTCAATTCAGCAATATTAACGAACGCAGGATTAACCCGCTCACTGACAATATGCGCAGCTAACCGGTTGACCGATATCTCGTGACGCATTGCTGTTTCTAGTTGACTATCCATTAGAACATTCTCACCGGTGCGCCTTTTGCTTGTTTCTTGCTGCCAACCTCAGCAGCGGCCAAATATCTAAATGCGTCTGCGGTATGTGATGACCAGTCGTGTAAAGGATGCTCATGCCACGCACCCAATTTCTCGTTCCACTTCTTGCGGTAACTCTCTAGGCATTTTATACCATATTCACATTTCTTTTCATCGAATACGCAGCGTCCCAATAATAAACGAACCTCTTCAATGCCTGCATCCACTGACTTTTTCGGAATCGTGTTGAATATTACACGGTATTTAACGCCTTCAATCTCATAGCCTTCAGCTGCCAAATCTTTTCTGCTCTTGCCGTTGCCAGCGAACTCACGGTTTTCAATATCGTGTGGGGCATAGTGGCGACCATATTTATAATTCTTTTTCTTAAGGATGCTAAAGTAGTGAGCCAACCCCTCACCTGAGTTTTCATAGTGATCGATCAGGTGAATCTCATTGCCTATTAGTTGATAGAACCATATCGCAGTCGAATCGCCCACTCCAAGATCCCACGCAGTATTTACAGGCGCATCATTGTTGAGTGATTCGGTGATTCTTCCTTCGCGATAGATAGCCTTGAATTGTTGCGAGTAATAAGCCCCCTCGGTTGATTGCTCAAATGCTTCTTCAGGAGTTGACGGGTATTCCCGCTTCATGTCATCGCCCAGCGTTTTCCACTTTGCTGAGTACCAAGCCTTTTGCTGTTCGGATAAGGTGATTTTGTGCTTTTCTTGAAGCGTCTCAAAGTATGGCAACAGGACTTGAGCAATATCACCTTCAATCGCGTATTCAGGACGAAGCCACCAACTGAAGAAATGGAAGCGGAAATCTAGTACGGATTCTTTCTTTCCTGAGTCCCTCAACTTCTTAGCCTCTCGGCAACCATCGTAGAAATAACCCTCTTTTCCCTCGGCAGTCGATTCAATCGTAATCACATTCCCGGCAGCTACAGCCTCATAAGCACCAGTAACAATCTCTTTGGCTTTATCGGGGAACTTCTTACATATTTTTCCGAACTCAGATACGTGAAGGCTTTGCAATGTTCCGCCACGGTAAGACACACTAACTTTGATTGATGACCCATTGTCGAAAACATAGGTGTTGTCTTTGTCATTGACAGGTACGGGCAACCGATACCCAAGAGAAAGTATTAAG